GCAGAACCTGGAGGTCCTGTAACACCTGTAAATCCAGTTCGCCCTGTTGCACCTGTGAGGCCCATCGATCCTGTAAACCCTGTCGTTCCTGTAGCGCCTGTCAATCCTGTGGATCCTGTGGGTCCTGTATTGGTTGCAGAGCCTGGTAACCCAGTAGCACCTGTTGGGCCTGTGTCACCTGTTGCACCTAACGGACCTGTAGGACCTTCTGGACCTGGAGGACCTGGACACGTTCTGGGAGCGACTACTCGCACCCCCTGTCCTGGAATATAACACGTAAGCATACCTTATTATTAGAAACCACACAGTTTGTTCGTATAAAATTTACGTTAAAATCCAGTGGAATGAACAAATGGACGGACCTACAGGAGCTACAGGAACATTTGAACAAGTTGGACCCACTGCACCGACAGGAGTTCTTCGTGCATCGTTAGATCCAGTGGCATCAAATATCGGACCTCCTGGGTTTGACTGGACTCAACCTCCTCCTCCACCTGCGTATTTATCTCTCTTTCCTTCCGCTGCAAGCGGTCCAGTTGAACCGCCTCATATTACAACGTTGGAGGAACTTATGTCTAGCCACGCAGTGATCGTTACCAAAGAGGCCAAAGATAAGCAAACTTTAAACATTCTAACAAATCCAGGACGTGACCAGTATCGCCCTCAACTCTTTCAATGGGCTGCAATAGGATTTCCACACGCATATCTCATTCAAACACTTGAAATCACTCCACCTGCTATTTGTTCAGATGGAGAGACTCGAGATGCAATGGCATACTTACAGTTCTTATTGGCTCCTACTACGTTAGACGGAGTATTGGAAGCAATTCGAGAAATGATGCCTGGAATTTCAGTTAGTTTTTCCTTTTTAGGAAACATCTTCAGAATTCACGTATCAAAAGGTTAATACCAAAGCAATATTAAACCTGACCCACCTGCAAACCCAGAAGATACTCCATTTTCAGATCGTGCAGCACCTCCACCACCTCCTGTATTTGGAGTTCCTGCTGAAATAAAAACATTGTCCCAATCACCTCGTCCTCCACCGCCTAGTCCTCCAAATCCACCGTTCGCACCTCCAACAGCTGCTGCACCTCCACCACCTCCTGCAATATAGGCCAGTCCACCGGATAGAACTATATTCGGTGGTCTAGGTTTTCCAAAAGCAGTTCCATAACCTACTGCTAATAGATGAGAACTATAAGATGTAGTTCCAACTCCTCCTGTACCTGTATTTGCATTGACTCCATTTCCTCCAGCTCCACCTCCACCACCTCCACCAGGATTTGACCCTGATCCACCTGCATTTCCTTGACCTGAAGATCCTGCTACTCCTGCTAAACTATTACCACCACCACCTCCACCTGAACCCACGGTTCCAGTTGGATTTCCATCATACGTTCCTCCTCCACCACCTCCATATGCAGTATTGATACCTGTAATCGTTGTATCTCCTCCTTTAAGTCCAGATCCACGAGGACTGCTGTTATTAGCTTCATAGTCTCCTCCTGCTCCTCCTGCACCCACTGTAACTGTATATGTTTGTGAAGTTGCACTCCAAGATCCTGTTTGGACTCCTCCTGCTCCACCGCCACCTCCGTGCCTATCTCCACCTCCACCTCCACCACCAACGAATAGATAGTTGACAGTTCGACTTCCGGTTACTATAAAGCTACCTGAAACCACAAATACGTGATAAGTAAATCCATTAGCACTTACGATCGATCCACCGACTGCACTGAATGTTGTAGCTGTATCAGGTGAACTAGCTGGTGGAGAAACGTTAATGAATCGATGGGGTGATGGAAACGACGTTGAAAGAGCTATTCCCCATTTCTTTGAAAGATAGAGTTCAACCGACTGTTGTTGAGCAGTTGTGAGAGCTGAACTATATGCAATAAACTCATTGATTGTTCCACCAAGAGGTGCACCTAAACTACCAGCATATGAGTTTAAACCTATTAATGTTGTAGCAGGTGTTTTAGGAGTTCCTGAAAATGAAACTGTATTCGATAAGGTTCCACCATTCATTATAACAGATACATTTGAACCTGTATATAGACCTTTCAATATATAGTTTACATTGGATGTCGATGCAACATTTGCAGAATGAGCTGTATCACTTGTATTGTTGATACCAAACTCCACATCACGCGCAAATGTAGAATAATATGGTGGATGTCCTGAGTTAGGTGTTGGAATTCCTGATAAGATAAATCCATCATTGCTACTAAACCCTACGACAAATATAGTTCCTGGAGTCGGTAATACAGATTGAGTTTGATAACAGTTAGATGAGGCTGCAGTGAAACTAACACCTCCTTTTGAATTGAGTGAATTTGTCACGAATTGAGGAAGAGCAAATGTGCTATATTGAACACCATTCCTTCCATTACCAGATTTATCAACCCAAGTTGTAAGTGTTCCTGCTGAGGGAGGTGTACCTGTCCCTGCAGGATCTGCTCCATCTAACCACATAGTGCATCCAGCAATTGACAATGGACTTGATAGTTGGTAGGCTAACTGTATACCCCATTTCCATATCAAATACCCTTCTACTCGTTGTCGTTCACCGGTTGAAAGAGCTCTATTGTAGATAATCGTTTCAAAGACATTTCCAAAATACGCAGGCCATATAGAGTTACCTCCGATCATAGCCCCAGTCCATGAGGCTAGATCACTGGAGTTTGTATCACTTGAATTGGCTACAACAGAACCATTGTGATAAATGGCTCTATTTGGATCTGAATATATAAAACATGACACTGTTGCAGGCTCTCCAGCTGAATACGCTGGTAATCCAGTAAAGTCCAAATCGTTGTTATAAAAGGCAAATCTCCACGAGGTGGAGGGTAAACCACCGCCATGACCAATTAATAAGTTTGAGTTAGTCGCTTGAGTTGTGCCACGTATAATGAAGTTTTCGGAACCAATCGTGCGTTGTTCAACGAAGAAGACAGTAAATGCTTTTCCAACGACAGCAGAATGAAGTGAGGTAGGGAATGTAAGTTGTGCAGCACCTCCAGCCCACGTAACAGCTCTAGAGGCAGACGTATAAGTAGGATAGGTTCCACTCGAACTTGTAGGAGAGTTTGAGTTGCCAGACTTATCAACCCAAGTCGAGATAGACGAACCATTTGAAGGACGAAGACCTGTTCCAGCAGGATCTTCTCCATCTAACCAAAGCTGACATCCAAGAATGTCTATCGGTAGAAAGGGAACTACCGATGCAGATGGAAATGAAACGAATGGATAGTTACTAGGAGTGGGTGCTAAACTACCGATTCCCCATTTTTGTGAAAGATACCCTTGGACTTGTTGACGTTCAGCTGTACTGAGAGCTTTATTAAATCCAATAAACTCATAGATATTTACATCTGTAACGAACTCATTCCTTGCATCTCCAAATAACAACCATGTCGAATCGTTGGCACCTGTTGCAGATATATTTGGAAACGATGTAAGACTTCCATTGACATTAATTGAACTACCGTCTGCAGAGAGTGTGAATCCAATGATTGCGTTTGTGTTGAGTGCAATTGCAGTTGTTTGAACTGCCGACGTTGTACCTGTTGCTGCGTTGTTAGCATACAATGCAACACCATTCGTTCCTCCAATTCCGAATGAAAAATGATACCGAGCTGTACCTCCACTAGTACCAATAAACCACATCGTACTCACAATGTTCCACCCAGATGCCGTATAGGAGGATCCATTCTTAGCAACTATAAACACTGTAGTTGCAGGAGTTGAACTAAAGTTGGGTACATTGTTTCCGGTCTGGTACAAATAAGTTGCGGTTGATAACTGAACACCTGGTAATCCATTCAAAAGGTTTGAAGTATAAGTAGGTTGATACGCTGATGTAGCTTGATTGACCGAATATCCATTTCCTGATTTGTCTCTCCAACTTGACACTTTTGAACCATTCAATGTAAACGTCGATGAATCTGCAGCATCAAACCAAACTGCACACCCAAATATACCATTGGGTGCAAAAACAGACATTGAAGTACGAAGTCCCCATTTCCAGGCCAAATAGCTTTCCACTTGCTGCCGTTGGCTATCTGTCAGCGCTCGAGAGTATAACAAGTATTCAAAGAGTTTGCCATTTAATGAATCGTTTGAGATGGCAGTTGCATTCAGATAAGATCCCAATCCATATCGATTATAGGTAGATCCATATGCCGAATCGGCTGTATACGAACCAATACCAGTTCCGTAGGTTTGACCGTTTGCATTCAATGTTGATTGCACTCTAAACATAGGACTTGTATAGGTAGATGCATTAGCTACGATTAGTTTAGTATTGTAGGATCCATACCCCAGAACGGTTTGAAGATTACTTCCTTGTCCGGTGGGATTTGTAGATGTGGCTACAAACGATCCTACATTTAAAAGATTGGAAGTGGTTACTACAGTCTGTCCGGTGAGAGAGTTCTCAGTGGATGCATTGGATAGCCCCAATGTTGTAATACGAGGATTCGTTAAGGTTACAGTTGAAGTTCCATTTGAAATCACAAGTTTACGGACAAGTTGGTTATTGTTGTCGGCAACAAATATGTTTGAAGCCGAATCAATTCCAATCGCACTTGGATATCTAAACAATGCAGCTGTTGCAAATCCATCTGCATAGCCATTCGAATCTCCAGCAAACGTTGTGACAGTGTTTGTAGTGAGATCAATCTTTCGAACTCGCTGATCTACAAATCCGGCAATGTATAAGTTTGAAGAACCATCGGAACACACTCCGTAAGGGTAGTTGAATTGTGCAGCTGTTCCGATTCCATTCGCATCCCCTGCAGTTCCGCTTCCAGCGATCGTAGTCACAGCAGCTGTACTGATTACAATTTTACGAATACGATGATTTTGAGAATCGCATACATACAGGTTTGATTGCGAGGGATCAAATCCAAGTGCACGAGGATTATTGAATTGAGCACCAGTTCCAGTTCCATCCAAGTATCCTGCAGTTCCACTTCCTGCAAATGTAGTGATGGTTCCTCCACTCGAGACTCGTTTAATAACATTATTATAGGTATCTGCAACGTATCCATTTCCATTCGAATCCACAGCTACTCCAGACGGAATATAGAAACCATAATAGTAGTTTGTCGCACCTCCTCCTGAATTCAATCGTACAACTCGGTTGTATTGACTGTCTGCAACCCAAAGGCCACCTGTTGAAGAATCATACCCAATCCCAAGTGGTAAGTAAAATCCATATGCAAAGTCTGAAACCGATCCACCTGATGTAATCTTTCGGACTCGATTGTTATACGTATCTCCTACATATACGTTTCCTGCAGGGTCTGTCGCAATTCCGTATGGAAAGTAGAAGATTCCAGTGTTTCCTTGACTTCCTGCAAACGTTGTCACTACACCTCCATTGACAGTCTGTGTAGGTTGAGACGTTGAAAAGACTGCAAAGGATGTTGCCTCATTCGAATATGTAGTCGATAAGTTCCCTCTTAACCACGTTGACGACAAGGCTGAAAAATTAACAGACGTATCTGCGTTTGAATAGGTAGGAGCTGTTGCGGAGATGTTTGCAATACTGTTTCCTCTTCCTGATTTGTCCGTCCAACCGGTAATAGAACCGCCATTTGAGGGTGAAATCGTAGATGGATCTGAAGCATCCAACCATACAATACAGTCATCAATGTCAAGAGGTTGAAAGGCGCGTAGATGGGGTCGTATGTAATAGAATGGATGTGTTGTAGGTATCTGTGGGTTTGCTGTGACTGATACTCCCCATTTGGTAGACAGATAGTCTTCGATAGATTGACGTTGAGTGGTTGTCACCGCAGTATTGTAGACGATGAATTCACCCATCTGACCTGTGAAGGCATACAAACTTGAAGTTTCAGGGTAGTTTCCAATATAAAAGTTTGAAATATTCGCAGTTGCTCCACTTCCAGTACCTACTGAAACACCATTTTTCCAATAACCACTTGAACCTGATGAGATTACATATGAATAGATAAAGGCTGTATCTGCTATGATTGTGAAGGCATCTTGTAAAAAACCTCCATTATAAACACCTATTACTCGTGGTGAAGGATTGTTATCAACATAAACCTGTAGTCCTCCACTATTTCCTGAATAGATACGAGTTCCACCACTTGCGAAACTTGTTTGCCTTGCAACGAAAAATACGCTATATCCACCACTTCCTACAGATAAATTTGAACTTACTGTTATTGCAGCAGTGCTTGCAGCTGGAAATGTAATGGCTGGAAGATTGTTAAGAGTTCCCATTGTAATCGCACTACCTCCAGGATTTGAAGATACATCATATCCATTTGTACTCTTGTCAATCCACTTTGAAATGGTACTTCCACTTGCTGGAGCCACACCAGTTCCAGAAGGATCGGTTCCGTCCAACCATAACGAACAACCAGAAATCGTTTTAGGAAAGTTTGGATTGTAGTATGGACTCAGATTCCATTTCCACGCAAGATACCCTTCAATTTGCTGACGTTGAGTCGTCGTAAGAAATGAAGAATATACGATCATTTCACCTAGTTGGAAATTCGTGACAGCTGAATTAACTAACGATCCTGATGAAATCCAAGCGCCTAATGTATACGCAGTTGGACTAGTATCATCTACCGTTGCAAATGTTCCAACTGTAGTTTTTTCAAGAACTCCATTTTTGTAAAAGTAAAGATTGCTTCCATCGTAGGTCAAGTTAAGGAGTTGTAATGTAGATGTGCCAACTGCTCCTGTAGAAAGGGCTTGGGATCCAGCATTGAATGAACGCCAATATAAGTATCCATTTGAACCTGTCTGAGCTCCTCCTGAACTACTTGTATTGTAGGTCATTGAAAGAACATTATACGTATTAACGGCATCTCGTTGTTTTACCATGATCCAATTTGAAGACGAGATTGGATTGATAACCGTAAAAATACTCCATGTTGGTAAATTATTCATTGCAGATACCGGAATGTTCAAGTAAGTGTTATTCGAAAATGTAAGAAGATTCGACGAATAGGGTGGTTGATTTCCTGTAGTCGATTGTGACAAGTTATACGCGTTACTTGATTTGTCTCTCCATACACTTACACCAGTTGCAGTTGTAACTGAAGATGAATCTGCACCATCTAACCATAGATGACAAGTAGGAACGATTCGAGGGTCAAACCCCCAAATGCTTTTGGACGTACCGATCATTACTTGTTTAGAACAAAACATAGTTCGACGTTGTTCCGCTAGGATACGTCACCATAATTGTGGTAGTATTGGATGGTGGGATAATCACTGGATTTGTAGGAGAGGTAGTACCTGCACTTGTGTAAGTTACAGTTGTCGATAAATAGGAAGATGTATTATTGCGGAAGACCCAGTATCCATTGGAATCGTTACTCCAATTAATCGTTGGCAATGTGAGGGTTGAAAATCCACTGTTTGTGATGTTGTAATGGGTTCCAAACGATCCTGTGTTCACCGTGAGAGAAGATCCAGTGACTTGTAAATAGATAGGACGATAACCATTGCGAATCGTAACACCCCCACTCACATCTAATTGAGTTGCTGGAGTTGTAGTTCCAATTCCTACAAATCCTGTAGGACCTGCGACTACGAATGACGAGTTTCCAAATATTCCAGTTCCACCGGTTGATACGGTCAATACACTTCCAAATGCAGTCGAACCTAGGATGGATATAGATGCACCACCGCCTCCGCCTGCAGGACCTGTTGGACCCGTAAACCCTACACCTGTTGGTCCAGTAAAGCCTGTGAAACCTACACCCGTTGGTCCAGTAAAGCCTGTGAAACCTACACCTGTTGGTACGGTAAAACCAGTAAATCCTACACCGGTTGGACCTGTACGACCTGTAACTCCTATACCGGTTGGACCTGTCACACCTGTCGGCCCACCTAGCAGTGAACTTCCAATGTAGGGAAGTATACGTCTACTTGCAACTGCATAGCCGATACTTGAAAAAGAGTTATTGGATATTACGACCCAATCAGCGGTTCCAGAGACTGAAGTTGCGAGTGTATTTGTTCCATTTCCAACGGCTACCCATATCGATCCGTTCCACGCAATTCCACGACCACTAGCTGTAAACGGAACTGTCCCCGATATTGTAGTCCAATTTTGGGTTCCATTATATGTGTTTGTGTATGCAATATAAGCTGATCCACTTCCAACTGCGACCCAAATAGAACCATTCCATGCAATTGCTCTTACGCGACCTGAACCTCCAAATGGACTACTTAATATGGCCGACCAAGTAACTCCGTCGAATGAATATGCAAGAGTGTTAGTTCCTTCACCACCTGCCACCCATGTAAGTCCATTCCAAGCGATTCCATATCCACTTATTGTAAATACAGTTCTTCCTGCTCCAGTCCAATCGATTCCATTATACGAATATGCAAGTGTGTTCTCACCTGTATCTGCTCCTCGTCCAGTTGCAACCCACATTCTTCCATTCCACGCTACTCCATTACCTGTAACGGAAGTCGCAAAGGGATTAGTTGTTGATGCTGTCCAGTCAATTCCATTTGTTGAATATGCAATTGAATTGGTTCCAGATCCAACGGCTACCCATAATGAACCACTCCATGCAACTCCTTCTCCAGTACTTGAGAATACGGTTTTCCCTCTTCCAGTCCAGTTGATTCCGTCGGATGAAGTTGCGATTGTATCGTTTACTCCAGTTCCAACTGCGACCCAAATAAGACCATTCCATGCGACTCGATTGACACTCGAAAATGGAATTGTTCCACCTGAAAGCCAACTGTTTCCGTCAAATGAATATTTGATTTCACCAGAAGATCCACCAGCCACCATAAACGCTTCACCTCCACCTACACCTAACGGACCAGTTGAACCAGTAAACCCTACACCTGTTGGACCTGTGCGACCCGTGACACCAGTGTAAGCAGCACCCGTTGGACCCGTCAATCCAGTGCCACCAGTGTAAGCAGCACCCGTTGGACCAGTAACTCCAGACGAACCTGTTGCTCCAGTATTACCTGTAGGACCGGTTACACCTGATGAACCTGTTGCTCCGGTCTGACCAGTATTGCCCGTTGGACCTGTTACGCCTGATGATCCAGTAGCTCCAGTTTGTCCGGTATTGCCCGTAGGTCCAGTTACACCTGATGACCCTGTTGCTCCAGTCTGACCAGTATTACCTGTAGGACCTGTCACTCCAGACGAACCAGTTGCACCTGTAGATCCAGTATTGCCCGTTGGTCCGGTGACACCTGACGAACCAGTAGCTCCAGTCTGACCAGTATTGCCCGTTGGACCAGTTACACCAGACGAACCAGTAGCTCCAGTCTGACCAGTATTACCTGTAGGACCTGTTACGCCTGATGATCCAGTAGCTCCAGTCTGACCAGTATTGCCCGTTGGACCGGTTACACCTGACGAACCAGTTGCACCTGTAGATCCAGTATTGCCCGTTGGACCGGTTACACCTGAAGATCCAGTAGCTCCAGTCTGACCAGTATTACCTGTTGGACCTGTTACACCTGACGAACCAGTTGCACCTGTAGATCCAGTATTGCCCGTTGGACCTGTTACGCCTGATGATCCAGTAGCTCCAGTCTGACCAGTATTACCTGTAGGACCTGTAACTCCTGAAGAACCGGTAGCTCCAGTCTGACCAGTATTACCTGTTGGTCCGGTGACACCTGATGATCCAGTAGCTCCAGTCTGACCAGTATTGCCCGTTGGACCGGTTACACCTGACGAACCAGTTGCACCTGTAGATCCAGTATTGCCCGTTGGACCGGTTACACCTGAA